CCCGCCGCCGTTATAGGCGACCGGCGCCCCGCCCGTCGACAACTGGTAGGCGCCGTTGTCCAGGTCAACCGCGACCACGTCAGGCGCGCCCGCAAGATTGCGCGCGATCGAGACACCCTTGGTACCGGGGAATGCCCCAAGCACGTTGACGACACCGGCCGCATCGACCGTCAGCGCGGTATCCTTGAACACCTCATAGGACAGGTTCCGCACCAGGAGGCCGCCGCGGTAACCCGTCTGTGCCGTGATGGCATGCTGCGAGAGCCCGGGCGTGCCGCGCCAGACCTGCGCCGCCGGGCCCGTCGGGCGCGACGGCTCGCCCAGCGGCTCGGCATAGCAGTTGATCAGGCGGCCGGCGCCTTCCTGCGGGTTGATGCCCGGGAAGCTCGACAGCGGGAACGGGATCGGGACCGGGCGCTTCATCAGAACGTCGTCATCCGGAACGTCTCGTAAGTCGGCTTGCCGCGGCAGATGATCTTGAGCGACTTGGCTGCAGCCCCCGCGCCGACTTCGGTTTGTGGTGGCCCGCCAAGCCCCTTGTTGATGAGGTCGACCAGGTCCTGTCCGGAAATGCCAAGGTCGGAGCCGCACTCGCCGGAAAAAATATCGACGAGGTCGGAGAACCACGCGGCCGGAATGTTGTCGCGATCGGCAACGTAGACGATCTCGAGCCCGGCAATCTTGCGGAAAACGGATTCCAGATTGTCGTTCACGATCGCGAAGTCCTCAGGGTCCACCGCCTGGCCGACGGCCAGCACGTTGGTGCGCTTGAGGACCGCGAGCACGAGATCGCTCGAGGATCGATATGGCGAGGTCGGGGCCATCGGCTACCAGGGCAGCTGATTGAAGCCGTGATTGATCCACACCGCCGCAAGCTGCGCCTCGGCCATGTCGCAGGCCTTCGCAAGATCGGACAGCTTCGGCATGAAGAGCTCGCCCATCAGCGCGAAGTCGTCGGGGCCGACCTCGCATTTGGCTTGCAGCTCGCGGTCGCGCGCAAACCGGCCGATCAGCTCTTCCGGCGTCTCGAAGGTCTCGTCCTTGAGCCAGTCGATGAAATAGGCCCGGTACGACTTGGCATCCTTCGGCTGCTTGTTGCGCGGACTGCGCTGCGCCTTGCTCGGATCGCCGACGACGAAGTGCGGGTTGCCCTTCGCGCTTTCGATCATCTGGGCGTTCAGCTTCTCAGTGGACGATCCGTCCGGATCGCCCTTGATTTCCTTGGGCACATTGGCCTGGAGCGTGTGGCCACACCATTTCACGAAGCTCGGATCATGCTGACCCGGCACATAGGTGATCGTCTCCGCAACTTTCGGCATTCCACGCTCCTTGTCGTTTTGAGGCGATGCCCGGGCTGTCAGGCCCGGGCTTCAGGGTTGTTGAGAGAAATCAGCAGGACGTTGCGGTCGCGCCGGCCGGCACCGCGACGCAGTCGCCGTCGTTGGGCGCGATGTACTGGATGATGAAGATGGCCCGGCCCTGCGTGCCCTGGCTGCCGGCGGCGCCGACGGTGTAGGTCGCGTAGATGTCGAAGCCGCCATTGGCGCCCGTCTGGGTCGCGCCGGATCCGGTGACGAGCTCGCCGGCGCCGGCAAAGCCCGTATCGAACGCCGCGGCGGTCGACTGGCCCGTGAAGACGTTGAAGGCCGCCATCACGTTGGTGGCCTGCCCCGAGGTGCCGAGCGCGATCGTCGCCGACGTCGTCGGGTTGAACGTCGTGATGATCTGCTTGCTGATCGACACCAGGAACGCGTTGTAGGGCAGCGTCGCCACGCGGAGCGAACAGGCCGTGTCCGCCGCGCGCAAGGGACAGTCGTTGAAGTCGACCGCAAAGCGCACGTAGTGCGTCAGCTGCTCCGGATAGTACCGGGGCGCCAGCGTGTTCGTGGGCGTCAGCGTCAGCGTGGTCGCAGCAATGGGGCCGATGCCCATGCCTGCGATACCCAGAGCAACAAGGGCCGCCAGCGCGGCCGAGCGGGAGAGAGCGGCGAGCTCGCGGAGCGTCGCCAAGAGCTTTTGCTTCATGGATGGCCTCCTGGGCCAAGAGATTTGTGTTGAAGAGAGGACGGCGCGAACAATTCGCGCCGTCCGTTCACTCATCGGCTGAAGGCTAGTTGTCGCCGACTGCGGCGAGGAAGGCGGTATAGACGCCCCACTCCTTGAAGTTTCCAGCCGCGTTCAGCTTGGCGATCTTGCCGACGCCGTAGGCCATCTTGATGCCCGCACCGCGGAGGAACTGATAGTCATCCTCCTTGAGGAACGTCGGCGTCGGCATCTTGCCCCAGCACCAGGCCATCGCGCCCTGACCGCACAGGAACGCGGGCGCGATCTGGATGCCGCCGGATCCTGCGGTCTGGTAGAAAACCGGCAGGCGGAGCGACATTTCGGGGATTTCCCGGATGATCACGCCGTTGTAGAGCAGGTCGCCGTCCACGAAGATCGGGTTCTTCAAGTAGCCCTGGTTCTCACGCGCGCGGCTGTTCTGGTTGGCACCCTTGATGTCGGCATCGTTCTGCGCGTCGCGGAACTGCTCCTGCCCGACGAACAGCACGAACCACTCGGTGCCGTTTTCCTTCAGCTTGAAGGGACGGATGCGCGGGTTCGCCTTCTTCGCCGACCGCTTCATGCGGTTGACGAGCGCACCCGAGAGCACCATCGCGCCGGTCACGTTCGCCATCGAGGCGGCGAAGTTGCCGGCGACAAGGTTCGCCGTGTTGCCGTTGCCGACCAGGATCCGGTCCGCATTGTCCGTGATCCAGGTGTTGCGCTGAGCAGCCGTCGCAGCATCGAACAGGATGCCGTTGACGCGCTGGCCGTTGGCGGATCCGAGGCCTGCGGGCGCGTTCTGCGAAGGCAGCGCGTAGAAGCCGTCGACGATCTCGTCGCGCTGCTTCTCCTGACCCCAGTCGGTCAACGCCGGCTTGATCTCGGCGTAGAGGTCGACGGAGGACTTCTGCTCTTCGGCGTTGTTGATCGTGACCGCGTGGCGCGACCAGTCGATCCACATGCGGGTGCCCTGGTTGTCCAGAGCCTCTTCGTTGCCGCGCAGCTGTCCCGAGCCGACGCCCTGGCCGTTGAGGCGGGCGCGGAGCGGGATGTTGATCTGCTCGCCGCCGTTCTTGCCGCCCTTGTCGAGGTCCGTGATGACGCGGATGATCGCGTTCATCGACGGGCCCATATAGGGCGAGAACAGGTTTTCGCGAACGTATTCCCGGTAGATTTCCTTTCGGAAATAGATGAGCTTGTTGTTTGCAGCAGTGGTCGTAAGCGCCATGGCTTCCCTCAAGAGGTTGAAGCCCGGCGGAAGGTGCGCGAATGCTCAGCTCGCCGCCGCGCGGGACGCGCGGCGGATCGATATCGTTTTAAGAGCTCGAGGAGTTGATCGCGGTCCTAGCGCCAGGCAGCGTCAGCGACCGACTGTTCCGAATTGTCCTGCGCACTATGGTCCATGCGATCGGCTCCAATATTGGAGCCGGCACGCGCGCGCTGGGCAGACGGGGGCAGCCGGACAGTGGTACGCGGGGCGCCATTCTCTCCAGTCGCAGCTTCACCGCGCATCTCTGCGAGAAGCTGCTTCTTGAACTCAGGGTCTTTGAGCAGGGATTGCCGGGTTTCTTCGCGGATGCGGGCTTCCGCTGCATCGGGGTCGTCCCCGAAGCGCGCGAGCGCCGTGGTCCGCTTGTGCCATCGCACCAACTCCTCGCCCGGATTGGGCGCGTTGTAGATGCGCTGCACGGTTGCCCGGTCGTCGGGGTTCTGCGGGTTGAGACCGTTGATGGCCTCAAACGCCTTGGCGAACGTATCCTTGTGCGTGGAGTGAGCGAGCGCGAAGCTCGTCTCGACCTGCGTCTTACGCACCTCGCTGCGAACGGGCGCGACCGCCTGCTGCACAGCATTGAGAAGATAGTCGCTAAACCCTTTGGGGTTTTCGAAGATGTCGGGGACTTCGGCTTCGGCCTTCGGTTCTTCCTTCGCGGCCTGCGGCGCCTGCCGCGTGCCGTTGAGAAGCGCCGTCAGCGCCTCGAGCTTCGCTTCGAGAGCCGCAACCTTCGGGTTGTCCGCAGGCGCTGCCGCAAGCCTGGCCTCGAGGTCGGCAATCTTGGCCTCAGCCTGCCGCCGCTTCTCGGCCTCTTCGCGGAGCTTGCCCGAAGGCACGCGGCCCGCAGGCTGCTCCTGCTCGCGCTGCTGACCCGTCGTGTCAGCCGCGGCTTCCTCAGCCTCGCTCTCTTCCCCGTCCTCCGCGTCCTCTTCGGACTCCTCCTCGCCGTCCTGCTCCTCGGAGCCTTCGGCGTGCTCGTCCTCATCGGTTGCGGCTTCGTGCTGACCTTCCAGACCCTCGCCAACGCTCTCGAGCGTGCGATCTCCGGAAGCATCTGCCCGTTCGGTATCTTCGTTACCCCACGCCTCTCCTGCGATCTCCCTTTCGGTCTCGATGATCGCATCCGAGATGGCGTCGACTTCCCTTATCTGACCCATTGAATGGCTACCTTTTCACTGTGCCCGCGTGTGGTCGCGAGGCGGACCGCAGCACCGTTCGCGCCGCCGATTGCTCGGACAGCGTCACGCCGGTACCGTTTGAATTTGCGTTGCGCCGCTATGGAGGACGCCTGCCGCAGGGTTTGTAGATCGGCACCCAAAGAGCCGCACGCCGTCTGGTGGCGCTGACCGAAACTGGTTTTAGGCGGCAGCCTTGTCGGATGCCGCGCCCGCGACTTCGGCAGCCTCTCGCGCGAGCGCGCTGGCCTGCCGGTTGTACATGTCGACCGCCTTCTGAAGACTGTCGATCAGCGCGAGTGCCGAGTTCGGCGAGCAGCGCAGATGCGACACGCAGACCGCCTCGCGCGTGACCGAACCGTCAGACTTCGGAATGATGGTGGCCGCCGTCAGCTCGACCTCGATGCCAAGGCCTGCGATGCCGTAGAGCGGCGCGTTGTCGAAATAGATGAAGGGCGCGGCGGAGGCGTTCTTGAGCAGCGGCGGAGCGGATGCACCTGGGCGCGTGGGCTTGGCTGTGGTGGACATGAGCGAAACTCCAAATGACAAATCAATAAGCCGACCGGTAGGCCGTTAGCTGATTTGAGATGATCGGCTGCACTAGCTGGTAGCCGTAGAAGTTGGGATGCGTGCCATCGGTCTGCCCGACGTAGCCAGCCATCCACACGCCACCGTTGGCGATCGGCCCGGCCGCCTGATAGGTGGCACTTTCGACAAGCCGCGCGACATCGATCAAGCCGTCGTTCGTCGCGGGGAACGTGGCAGATGTCGAAGGCCATGCGAATGTGAGCGTTTGATTGCCAGATCCTGTCACGTTGGCCGCTACATCGACCGTAATATTTCCGGTCACCAGGTTCGCGACGGAGACAGTTGTGGTCCCGGTAATTCCCGTTCCAGTGACCCGCATCCCTGGCGCTGTTGAAGTGACGGGCATGGGATTTGTTGCGTTGGGAGGCGCTCCGCAGGCCAGGACAGCATTGCTCGTCGTCTCAGTGCAAAGCGCCGAATAAGACACCACGCCGCGGAGGAAATCGTTGAATGCCGCACGAGAGTTGTTGTTTCCAGCATTTGAGACGGTCTGATTTGTCGTCGTCGCCCAGCCGTCCGTCGACGTCGTGACCGGCGTGATGGTCGTGTCGATGACCTTGATGCCGGGGACGGCGACCTTGACGGCCGCGCGGATCGTCGCGCGATCGGTCAGGACCTGATCGGTCGTGCGGCTGCCGGAGAAGAAATCGTTGACGCCGAGCTGGAGAACCGCCGTGGTGGCCCCGCCGAGGGCCGCCAGTGCCATCCGGCTGGTGGTGTTCGCACCCACCGCATAGAGGCTGGCGCGGTCGCCGGGGACGCCGTAGTTGAGCGTCGGGCCCAGGGCAGCCATCGAACGACCGAGCAGCCCGCGGCCCCCTGACGGGTCTCCGCCCTGGTCATTGACGCCAGCCATGATGCTGTCGCCGATGCCCCACCAGACTGTCTTGTTCGTGGAACCGAGCACGAGCGCGGGATGGAAGCACTGCGCCGAGCCGGAGCCGAGGACCGTGGCGTCCTTGTAGTGGTTGAAGCCGGCCGCGCCGGACTGGAATTCGTCGCCATTGGCGCGGTCACAGGCATTCGACCAGCCGAGCGCCGGAACACGACCTACGCCGGCAATACTGATGTCACCGCTCAGCCGGAACTTGGTGAACGCCGGGATGGTGAATCCGAGTTGCGTCAGATCCGTGCAGCCAAAGGTGTTGTCCGCGATCACAACGCCGGTCGTCAGGCCGCCGAAAGTGAGGTCGGTCCACGTGCCCTTTGGGTACTCAACCGCAACCCGATAGGTCCCGATGTCGCCAGTGCCGGTCTCGCCCGCGTTGGACAGCACCTTGCCGTTGAAGAAACAGACCTTGAGCGCGCTGACCGCGTCATACGCCACCTGCCACGAACGCCAGCCGCCCGTCGCGTTCGATCCCGATATCTGGTTCGGGATTCCGACGCGGCTGGTGATCTGGCGAAGTGTCGCCCCGCCAGGAGTGACGTTTGCCTGCGAGCCGGAGGCACCGCCACTGATCGGATTATCGATGCCGTCGGCAAATGCCGGCGACAGCGTAAGCAGCATCAGGCATGCGAGCAGCGATGTGACCAGGCGCTTCATTGGCGTGTCAGCCTCCGGCTACTGGATCGCGACGTAAAGGCTGTCGCCATTGGAGGCGCAGGTCGCAACGATCGGGCCGCCATCCGTGTACGGGTAGTAACGAGTGTACGACCCACCGGGCAGCAGCAGGATCGAGGCTTTGGCAGCCGTGACGCTCTGCTTGCTGCCTGTCGTGGTGACAGAGGTGGCCGTGGTGCTCCCGGCAGCGACCGAGCCGTCGACGTTGACGTAGCAATTATCGGCCGTGTTGTTGTTTTGGATCGTCAGCGCGCGCCGGGAATTATTGGCGCTCTGGATGGTCTGGAACGTATTGCCCGTCGTGATCGAGACGGACCAATTGTCCGACGGCACCGCGCTCTGCGCATGCGCTGCGACCGCGCCGCCAAGCATTGCGCAGCCGAGCGCAATCCCTCTGACCCATGCCAGCATCGAACCTTCTCCTTTTGCGTCGTTGATGCCGTAGCCCGCGCGGCTTCAGGTGAAGAGGCCGGCGCCGAACAGCATGCCCAGGAAGCAGCACAGCCAGGAGCCGAACACGATATTCGGGCTGATGAGCACGGCCGCCGGCAGGTGCAACGCCGTCGTCCAGTAGAACGTGTCCGGCAGGCCCGCCGGCGGATGCCGAAACACCGTCACCCACGCGATCACATAGGCCGCCGCCACAAGCACCGAACAGGCGACCATTGCTTTGACAAACAACCGCATCGCGCTCTCCCTCGTGACGGACGATCAGCGCATGCCTGCGCCAATTGGCGCAGGCTGACGCGGCGGTTGCTGCATGGCGGCCTGACCCTGCTGTTGCAGGAACGGCAACATCACCTCGTGCGCCTTGACCAGTGAATCCCGTACGAAGGTTGCGGCATCGAGTTCGGACGCGCGCGCCAAATGGCCCGCGCGCGCGGCTTCTGTCGTCACCTGCGCCCGCTTGGTTTGCGCGCTCGCCAGTGAGAGCTCGGCCGATGCAAGCGACCTCTGCGTCTCGGCTGCCTGCTTGGCGTTCTTGCCGGCGGCGTGCTGCAATTCGAGTTGCGTCTTGGCCTGCTGGATCTGCAGCTGTTCGGGCTTGGGCGCCATCATCTGCTGCAGCTTGTCCTTTTCGTCGCGCGGGATGTCCGGGTCGATCTCGACCAGGATCTGCGGCGGGATGGTGCCGGGCGGATATTTCGAGAGCTTGTCGGACAGCTCCTGAAGCGCCGAGATCAGGTCGCGGCCCTCATCGAGCACGATGTTGACGTCGAGCGCGCCCACGGCATTGACGAGGACGGGACGTCCGTATTCGTCAAGATCGACGCCGTTGATCTGGATGAACTCGGCAAGCTTCTGGTTGTTGTTGACCCTGATCCAGCGCTCGGCGGTCCAATGCCGCTGGCAGGCGTTCCAGATCTTGCGATAGAGGTTGAGCCGCCACATCCGATGCCCCAGCACGAACGGCCCGAGCTCGGCCATGCCGGGCTGGCGGAGCAGCTCGATCGCCTTGCCCGACAGCTGCGTCATGCCGGCGCCGGTCATCGCGGCGATGTTGGAGTTGGCAAAGCCATCCAGTTCGTTCTTGGCGTCCTCCGTGAACGAGGTGAAGGTCGCCACTTCCGGCGTCGTGTCGTCGATCTTGAGGTCGAAGCCCTTGTTGCGCTCGATCACGCCGTCATGTCGCGCGGCCTCGAGGCGGGTGCGCTCGACGTCGTCGACGGCACCCTTCTCCATGTTGATGCGCCGCGAATTGGCCAGCGCCAGGGTCTTGGACTTGCCTTGGTTCAGCGCGTCCTGCGGACCCTTGAAGGTGCGGACGAACGAATAGCGGTCGCCGTCCTGGTCGATGAACGGTCCCCACATCTCGAAGGATGAGACCGACTGGCCGCGCTCGTCGAAGAACGGCGAGACGCCCTCGTCGAGCAGCACGTTGGCGACGTAGAACGCCCAGCACCACTTGCCTTTGTGCTTGTACCAGTGCTCCACCATGCGCACGCGGCGCGTGGACGTGATCAGCCACTTGATCTCGCGATCCGGATTTGTCGTCAGGTCGCTGTCGCCCTGGAACAGGCCCTGAAGCAACTCCTCCTTGTCGGGGAAGATCTCGACGGCCGCGTCCACATCCATCCACTTCGCGACGCCCTCGTACCGGACATCCTTGAAGTCGAAGCGAAACGAACGCGGATCGTAAAAATATTCGTCGCCGATGACCCACTCGATACCGACGTCGGGGTCGCCCTTGTCGCCCTTCTGGAGCACAAGCTGCACGCCGCCGATGCCGTCGATGCCGGTCTGAATCAGCGTCCAGTAGTTCGTCGAGTTCTTGAACTGGTTGGCATCGAGCACGTAACGAACGGTCTGCGTCGCAACGGAAGCGCCCGCCTCGCTCTTGGGATCGCGCCCTTCGGCCTTGGGGTCGCAGCGCATGCGCTCGACGACACCGACGATGCCGTTGATCTTGCGTCCGACCCGGTTCCAGATTTGCACGGGCTGATGGCGCGCCTTCAGCACGCGCAGCTGATCGGCCGTGAGCTGGGCGCCGTGATAGTAGCGCCGTGAATCCTTGGCCTCCTCGACCTCCTCGACCTTGCTGTCGACGTAGTCGAGGTATTGCCGGCGCAGCTCGCCGACCGTGAGGAACTGGTTCGGATTGATGTCGCCGCCGCCGACCGGATCCTGCCGCGAGAAGTCTTCGCTCGTCTCAGGATCGCGGCCGCCCACAAGCGGCGCGACGCGCGCGGCGTCCGCGCGGTCCATTTCGTCCAGAGGCGAATATTCGATGAGCGGCATCGGCTACTTCGTCGCCACGCCGCGCATGGTCTGCGACTTGCCGGTATCACCTTCCTTGCCGGAGGCGATCGGCTTGTCCTTCTTCAGCTTGGCAAGCTGCTTTTCGGAGATGTGGCCGCTGCGGGCGAGCCGCTCGGCCTTCTGAGAGACCTCTGCCATCTTGGCGGATTCCTTGGCCGCTTCTTTCCGAACCATGCCCATGAGCTTCTTGTCCCCCTGGATCTCTTCCGCGCGCATCAGGGTCCGCATCGCTTCGCGGACTTCCCACTCGTCATAGCGGCGCGCGGCCTCGCTCGTTGCGGGCACTGGCGCATCCCCGACTTTCACCTTGGACTTTGCCATGCGACGTCTCCCTGCCCCTGCTCGCGGCGGCGGCGATCGGCAAGCAACTTGGCTGCCGACTTCGCCTGATGCCCGTCGCCCATCAGGCTGACGACGCGCGAAAAGCCATATTCGTTGATCAGGTCACGCCAGGCGCGGTCCATGCCGTCGATCTTCATCATCATGCCGAGCCGGTCGTAGGCTTCCGGACTGTCGTCATCGAGATCGACTTCCGGCTCCTCCGGAATGTCCTGCCAGCGCGGGCGATCGTCGTTAAAGAAACGCTCGCGCCGGCGACGTGTCAGCGACCGTGCAAGCATGAGGCTAGCCGTTCGCGTCTGATGCGGCGGCGCTCTCTGAGCGGATGATAGTAGAGCTTGGTTCCGAACAGCCGTTTGGCAGCAACACAAACGAACGCTTCGACTATCCCATAACCGTTCAGCCGCGACAGTTCGTAAAGGGTCCGCCAACCGCTCGCCATCGCCTCACCCCTTCGCGATCATCTTGTCCAGCTGCTTGTCCGAAATCCGGCCCTTGGCATAGAGCGCTTCGGCCTCACGCTGCTGCCTGGACTTCGGCTTGTCCTTGCCCAGCACCTGCTCCAGCTGCTCGCGCGCGACGTCGAGCGCGTCGACGGGCTTGTCGAGGAGATGGCCCTCGACCTGCTCGGCGACCGCCTTGCAGTTGGCGATCGCTTCATCGGGCGTATTGCCGAAGGCGACGACGGCGCCGATCTCGGCGCAGCCGGTCCATTGCGGGATGACGTAATACTCGCCCTCGATGCAGCAGAAGTTGCGCAGCTTGACGAAGTCGCGGACCTCTTTCGGGATCGCAACGTGCATCCAGTTCTGATCGGCCCACTCGCTGATCAGCAGGACCTCGGCGCCCCACTTGGCCTTGTACTCCGGCTCGACGATGATGCCTTCGGCGGCGTTCCAGATCACCTCGGCGATGTTCTCCATCAGGACCTGATAGAGCTCGTTCGGCGGCGAGCCGGCGCGGCAGCACGGGTCGATCAGATAGGCCTTGCCGTCCTTGGTGCAGCGCACCTCCGTCGAGAGGAAGCCGCGGTAGCCGTAACCTTTCAGCGCGGGCGCCAGCTTCTCGTTGACGCTGCGGACCTGTTCGGGAAGCTCCGACCAGCGAACCGTCTTCATCAGGTAGGCTTCGTCCTTGACCTCGACGCCGGTCATCGCGCTCTTGGCGAACCGGCCGTCGACGCAGATGCCGTCATAGCCGGTCTCGACGGCATCGTTGATGCCCGCCTCGACCGTGAACTGCATGATCTTGGTGTAGGCCCCGAGCTTGTGCTCCAGCTCGTTGAGGCGCACCTCGACCTTGTCATAGGACTTGGCGCCGAAGGTCTCCATGTCGCCGCGCGTGCCTGATATCTTCACCCACTGATCGTCATGGGCCTTCAGGTACTTGCGGAGCGCATCGAGGCCGGTGATGACCTTGTACAGGCCGATATCGATGCCGAGCTTCTTGCTCTTCTCCTTGGAGACCGGCCGGTCGATCTCGAGCTCAGCGCCGCCGCGGCAGCCGAACACGCGCTTGCCTTGCGCAACCAGCCACTTCTGCATGCCGGCTTCGTAGACGTCCGGGAAAATCCAGATGTCCACCTCGTCGAAGCAGTCGAAGGGGTTCTCGACGCGCTCGACGCCGGGCAGGCCTTCGCCAATCAGCAGCGCGTTGGACTTCGGCATGCCGCTGGTCCAGGGCACGTAGTAGAGGACGCGCCCGAACGACTTTGCGAGCGTCACGGCCAATTCAGTGAAGACGCCATTGTCGTAGACGAGTGCTGTCTTGGACTTCAGGTTCATCGGCAGGTCGAATCCATCATGGCGTAGAGCCAGACAACAGCCAGCACCGATATCGTGACCAGCGCCAGCAGGGACCAATGACGACGCGCCACAACGATCCAGGCATCGTGAGGCCGATACATCATTGTGTGAGCCTCAACTGGTGAAAGAACGCGCCGTCATCCTCGGTCGACGGCTTGATACCGAACGCCTCGGCCTGGTCGTAGATCGCACCCATCGCGAACTCCCGGCAGGAGCAGACGAACAGGTAAGCGCCGTCATGGTCGGACCAGGTGTCGACGACCAGGAAGGATTCCGTGATCGGCAGCATGATGGTCTGACCGGTGCCGCCCTTGCCCTCCAGCGGATAGGTCCAGACCTTGGGCTCCCCGACCGGGTACATGCCGATCGCGTCGCACACGGCGCAGAGGAATTCCTTCCACTGCTTCTCCGTCAATTGCCCGTGCAGGACAACGCCGAACGAGCGCATGCGGCTGCCGAGCGGCTCGCGCGCCATCAGACGTCACCCAGATGGCGCTTGGCGGCCTTCTCGGAGACCAGCCCGCGATTGATGGCGCTCTTGGCGCGCTTGCGGGTGACGCTCTTCTTGGCGGCCCCAGACGGCTCGCGGCGCGGCCTGCCCTGGTAGGCGAGCGCCTTGTTGGCCGGGGCGGAGGTGGTGTCAGCCATCGGCATCGTCTCCGTCAAGCTCGTCGGCGTAATCCCGCCATTCGTCCGGATCGTCGGGCTCGACCTCGACGCTGTCGAGGTCGTCATCATCGTTTGGGCCGATCAACTCTGCGACTGCTCGCCCTGCGGCGCCGAACCCTCGCGATGCCCGAGCAGCGCCTTCATCTCCTCGAAGTGCTCGCGGCTGATCGGGGAGTTGTGCTCAATCGCGTGCTGCACGCCCGCCACCAGGGCGGCGACCCGCTCCGAGATCGAGGGCTCGACCGGCTCGACATAGCCGCCGGCCTTGGCGCGCTCGAGGTTCTCCGCGTTGCGCTTGGCCTCGATCTCTTCGAGGGTCGGGGCGGCGGCCGGGGCAACCTGGTCGCCTTGGGCTTGCTGCTGATCGTCCATCGTCGTTCTCCCTTACAGGGTTGCAGTGTCGTCGGTGTAGCGCTCTTCCCGGCTCTCGCCGTAGGCTTCGCGCGCTTCCTTGGCTGCCGACGTCAGCGACTTCACCCAGGGGCGCGAGGCGCAGGCGTAACGACCATCGTCGGCGGCGTGATCCTCGCCCGTGGTGTCGAGGTCTTCAGGCCGGGCATGATCGTGCTGGAGCACGGGCACGGTCCGGATGAAGTCCACACAGGTTGCGAACACGTAGAGCATCGGCCGGCCGGTCATCCAGTCGACGGCGCCATCCTCGCCGCGCTTGGCCGTCCCGATCAGGCGCGAACGCATCAGGTCCCAGCCCGACATCGGGCCGCCGCGGTCCCGGCTTTCGGAGCGGGAGACGCGCGTGTTGTCGGCTTCGTGGAACGGGATCAGCTTGTCCTTGAGCAGCACCGCGTTGATGCGCTCTGCGATCGAGGGGCCGCCGTCTTCCTTGAAGGTCGAGGGATCGAGCACGCCGTAGGACAGCTTTGGATCGTCTTTCTCCAGTTTGACGATGCGCTGGCCGACCTGTTCGGCCGTCAGCTTGCCGCCCTTGGCGCCGTAGGCTTCGCGATAGCGGATGAGGGCGCCGCGAGGCAGTACTCGTGCTCGAATGCCGGGCTGAGCCTCGTCGCCACGATCGCCGGCTGCGGAAACATGTCCGCGACTTCTTCCCGCGTGAGCCAATGCCTCGGACCCGCGAAGGTGGTAGTCGTCGCCGACGACGGCCCACCATCCGATGCTGTACGGGCTGAAAGAGCCCCAGTCCCCAGAGCGAAACCGCAGCCAATGGCGCGGAAGAGTGAACGGCGTGAGAACATGCTGGGGGTTGCTCCACTCGTCGAAGAACGCGCCCTCGACCACATCCCAGTCACCATCGCGCATCGCCTTGACGAGGGACGCGGACCCAAGGCCGTACAGCTTGGCTTCATAGTCCGGATCGTCCTTCATCATCGAAGGATTATCTTCGAGCCGCGCCGGGATGAACTGCCGCAGCATGCCGCCTTCGCTCTTCGCCATGCGGCGGATCGCAAGCGGCATCGTGCCGGTGATGAAGGTCGTCTTGACCCAGAGATGCCCGGTATTGCCAGGGTTGGAGCCGCACAGGATCCGCGGAAACTTGCCGACATACTCCGCCGGCAGCGTGATGCCGACCATGCGCACGCGTCCGCGCAGGAAGCGGTACATGAACTCGGAAAAGTGCGTCAGCTCGTCGATCAACAGGACGTGGATTTCCGCGCCCTGGTACTTGTAGACGTCGCTCTCCGCCTTGCAGTGGCAGAGATAGATGCGGCTGCCGTTCCAGAAGCGGACTTCATCGCCGATAATGCGGCACCAGCCGCCAAGCACCAGCGGCGCCAGCAGCGCGCGAAAGCCTTTCGGGCCTTCGAGGTGGTTCTTGTAGAGATCCTCGCGCACGCGGCGGAACAGATAGACCTGAAGGCCTGCGATCGAGCAGCACCACACGATCGCGGCGACCCGCATCAGATGCGACTTGCCCGGGCCGGCCGCGCCGCCGAACAGGACTTCCGTCGCCTCGGTTAGGAACGCGGTCCACTGTTTCGGCCAGAGGTGAACGCGGAGCGCGTCGGGCCGCTCGTCATGCACCGCCCGGCGCGCCCGTCATGATGATCGTCGGCCCGCCGACCGTGACCGCGGCGCCCGCGAGCGGCACGCCGTCCTTGCCGGTTGCCTCGACCTTGTCGCGCCAGATGCCGGCGAGCTTGGCTTTGGTCTGGATGCACTGGTTCGCCGCGCTCGGCTCCTTCAGCTTCATCGCCAGATCGCGGGCCTCTTCGGCCTCGACCAGGAGCGAGGCGACCGATGTCGAGGCCAGCATCGCGCCCTGATACTGGATGCCGGCGACGCGCTCGCGGATCAGCTTGCGCTGGCAGAATTTGCGGGCGTTCGCGCGAAACGACGATGCGGCCGTGTCGAGGCCGCCGAGCGCCGCCGCCTCCTCCTGCAGGCTCGCCGTCATCGGCAAGCCGCGCTTGGCGCGCTCCTCAGGAGTCAGCGCAAAGCCCGCAGCCAAATGCTGCGCGGCGCGCTCTTCCTGCGGGTTACGCAAGGCAACGGAGTGCATCGATCTGATTCCATCTGAGTCCGCTCTGACTCAATCTCGCCGCAAAGAAAAAAGGGCCGCTTCTGATGAAGAAGCGGCCCAAGTCTAGGGAGGAAACGCCCAAGGAGGGCAGCGGCAACAGGGGCTAACCGATCGCCGCACAACCTATGTCTGAAACGCAAAACGCCGCCCGCGTTTCATGCACGAGCGGCGTTCCGCCGGTTCACCATCCCACAGAGGAGGAGCGTTTTAAGCTCCTACAAACGACAAAGCCCCGCTCGATGGCGGGGCTTACGTCTCTCAGGCTTCGCACTTTGCGTGGTACCCTATCCGGGTCCCGCATCCTTCTCAGCGCTCGACTGTGAGGTCTCCTGTTGCTGCGACGATACGGGTGATCCGCCCGAAAGCTTCGACGAGATAGAGACGCGGACCCTGATTCGTGTCAAGCGCGCCAAGAACCTGCGGCGGCTTCTCCCACCGCTCCTTGGCGGCCTCGCTGCGGCGAACCTCGGACAGCGCGAACTGCTTTGCCGTCAGGTCGATGTCCCATTCATCGAAACTGCCGATGTCTTCCTTGAAGCGGAGCATCTGGATTTCGTGATCCTCGGCCAGCGCCAGATGCTCGCCGAACATGCAGATGCCGACAATGCCGTCGAGCTCATAGAGCCGCATCAGGTTGATCTTCTGGCTGCTCGGCGTGAGCCTGCGGAAGAACACGTAGCCCGGATAAGGCAGCCGCAATTCCTCGCTCACGACGTGACGCTTGTTGCGCGTTTTCGATGGCAGGAACCGTTTCGGCATCTGGCGCAGCTTGCGCCCGGCCGGGTACCAGGCCTCGCAGCCTTCCCGCCGCAGCGACTGCCATGCGGCATGCTCGCGGTTGGTGTCCGCGCGCGCGATCATCCAGGGATCGAAGCATGGGACGGTGTCGTCTTCGCTCAGACCCTTGACCGGATGACCCGCTGCAACCAGCCCCTTCGGGGCATTGTACGCTTGCCGGCGAGCCGCGGCGCGCTCCCGGCTCTCCGGCGTCCGGCGCTGTTCCTTCAGATCGGCGGCGAGTTTGGCGTTCAACATGGCCGTGGTGATGTCCGGCATTCCTCTGCTCCTAGTTGAAATCGTTGTAATCTTGATCGGTCATCAGCTGGTCGGGCGGCCGTTCGGCCTCCGTGTAGACCTTGCCGTCGACCGATGGCGGCCACGGCCAGGGCGCGTAGATGCCGCGACGCTGCTCAAGCCCCATGCCCCGGGTGTCCATCAGGGAGGCCCGGTTGCCCGGTACGTGCGTTGCGATGAATTTCGACCAGGCGCTGATCTGGTCCGAACGCTCGATCCACAGGCCGCGCGGGGTCATGCCCTCGCTGTTGAACGCGAGCAGCTGCGGTGTCAGCGCCCTCGGATAGACGATCCGGCCGCGGCTTTCCGGCGGGCGCGTGCGGGCAACCGCGTAAAGCGCGCTGATCGCCTTGCCCTCCGGGCTTGCCGCGTCGTAGCTCGCAGGCAACGCCGCAGCGGCGGCATCGGGCGCAAGCTTCGCAAAGCCTTGCCACGCATCGCGTTCCTTCAGGAACAGGTGCGCACCTAGCCGAGCCGGAGGCCTGCGCTGGCTGCGCAGGTGAACCGCATAGCCCCGCGCGGCTTGTCTCGCCATGTTCCGTTCATCGGCGGAGAGCGCTTGCCAGACCTGTTGCGCGATCGACTGGCGCAAGATCGGCTCGCCCCAATCGCTTTCAAAATCCTTCCAACCTTCGAGATCGCCAGCCCCCCGAAGGGGGGACAGGGGGGAATCTTCAGGTTCAGGTTCAGAGGTTAGTACCTCGCACCACTGCGAGGGCTGACCGAGGGCTGGCGCAGGGCTAAGGGTTTCGGTAGCAATTTCAGCGTCGTCGGTTAGCCCTTGCTGGCTGCTAGGGCTAACCTCGTCGACCGTTTCCACCTCCTGGCCGATCGCGCGGGCTTCGATAGCGTCGCTGTCGGCATCGAGCAGAAGCCGGATTTCATCGGTCGTGCGCTTGCCTCGCCCCTCGCTGTTGCGTCGGCCGTTGCCGTCGATCCACTGCGGCAGGCGGACGATCGCGCCGATCTGTTCCAGCCAGACGAGGCGACGGCGAACCGTATCGGCCGACAGGTCCGTATCGTCGGCGAGCTGGTCGATGCCGACAAAGCAAGACGCTTCGCCATTCACATAGAGCGCCAGCGCCCGCAGGACCGTCTTGGCGTTCGGGTTGTTGAGTTTGAGCGAGCGCGCCCATGCATGCGCCTCGTCGGAGGCGACGCGGCGTGCCCGGCGCTTTGCGGTATCGGTCGTCAAAGGGTCACCTGTGGACAAGTCGAACAACGGGCATGGCCGGGCCAATCCCGGGCATGAGCGCGCGACGCCATCGGCCGCGCGTGAGACAATGCGAGGGTCGAAAGGCCTGCCCTCATGACGCCCCGCCGATCTTGGGTGCGCACGGCAGGTCGTCATCAAAGCGCCGCTGCGCCGCCGACGTCGAGGCGCGCCACTCGCGCCAGGCGCTGCCGTCGGGTGCGTGCACGGTCACCTTGACGGCGCCGCAGACCGAGCAGGTGCGCTCGGTCTGCTGATGCCGGTCGAGCTCGAGTGAGGGCGTCACGCTGACTGGATCGCCGAAGACGTGGCGCTGCGCGGGTGCCGGCGGAGCGTCCGGGAAATTGCCCGTCACCACATCGCCGCTCATGGCCGCGCTCCTGTCCGGCGCTTGTCGAGCGCGGAATAGCCGGGCGGCGGATCGCCGAACACAGCGGCCGTCAGGTCGCGGCGACCGGCCGCGGCCCCACGCCGCTCAAGCTCGGCATAGGCCTGTTCGGATGGTCCGCTGCCGTGCCGTCCGGCCGTGAATGCCGGCCCGAAGCGGAGGTAGCGCGCCGTGACGCCCGCCGCACTCTTGCCGATGGCAAGCCCGATCGTGGCGCAGACCTCCCCCTGCTTGCCCCAGGGACCGTCGCTGTCGCCGTAGTGGTCGGCGAAGTCGCGCTGCCAGATCGCGGCTGCCTTTCTGATGTCGGTCATCGTCCAGGGTGTAAATCGGCTCTGGTCGGTCATTGCCCCTTCTCCAGGTACATTTTGGCGAGTGTCTTGATGCGGGATGCATCGGAGTGCACCTGCTCAAGGCCCGCCTTGGGATCGATGATGCCGCGCGCCTGGCTGGCCTTCAGGCCCTGCACGGAGGCGATGACGGGATCAGACCCGCCGTCGGCGACGATGAAGATTTCCGTGATCGGATCGGTCCGCTGATGCGGACGCAGCCGGCCTGCCAGCTGCTTGTGGACCTCGCGCGACCAGTCGAGCTCGCCGTGCACCACGGTTGCGCAGCGGTGCTGCAAGCCGTCGAGGCCGGCGCCGGAGCGCAACGACATGATGATGCAGTCGGTCTCGCCCTGCATGAAGGCGCGCTTGACGCGGTCCTTCTCCTTTGGCGTCTCCGAGCCCGTGTAGAGCAGCGGATTGTAGGCGGCGAGCTCCCGCATCCAGATGTCGTAGACGTCGCGGTGCCAGCCGCCGAGGATGATCGGCGTCTTGGCATCGAGCAGGATCTTGACGTAGCCCGCAACGTGGCGCGCCTTGGCAACGCCGGTCGTATGGCGCGCCATCATGTCGAGCTCGCGCGCGGCCTGCCCGCGCTCTGTGAAGGAGCCGGAGAGAACCTTCAGCGCCAGCGTGCGGGCGAGCTGCTCGTCCGCGGCGGCGGCCTCCTCGTCGTAAGGCACGTCGACCACGATCCGGTTGGAGGGCGGCCCGCCGCCAATCTCGCGGATCATGATGTTGAGGTCGCGAAGGTGCGCACCCAGCGCCTGCGGTTTCTCGATGATCAGCTTGGAATCATCAGCGTATTTGCACCACTCGCGGATGAACTCGTCGCGGGTGCCGAGAATGCCGGGCTCGATGATGTCGAGGATGTTGAAGATTTCCCCGCCATAGCCGTAGATCGGCGTTGCCGACAGCCCGATCCGCAAGGCCGAATGGTTGGCGAACACGGAGGCGGCCTCGCCTTTTTGGGTGCCGCGGCCGTGGCGCAGGTTCTGCACCTCATCGAAGATCGTGGTGCGGAACCGGCCCGTTGCGGCGATATCGCACCATCCCCACTGGTTGGAATAGCGGAAGATGTAGCAGTCGACGTCCGGCAGCGGATACGGCTTGGTCGACTGGATCACGTGGCTGGAGAGCGTCGTGAACTCGCTGATGAATTCGCGCTGCCATTGCTCGGAGACATGGGCCTCGCAGGCAATCGCCATCGGCAGCATCTCCATGCCCGCAACGAGCGCGGCCAGCGTCTTGCCCATGCCGACGTCGTCGGCGATCAGAAGCCGGCCTGTGCGCCGGGCGACCTCGACCGCGCGGGCCTGGTTCGGCCGCAGCACCTTGTTGGGACGCAGCATCGCGGGCCTGCCCGACGGCTGCCAGTCTCGCGTCAGGACCTGGTCGATCTCGGAGCGGACGCGCTCATGGCGGATGCGCCCTTCAGCAAGGCGCGCGCGGTCGGCCGGCGACACGACGAGCGGATAGCGCTCAAGGAACCATTCGAGCTCCGAGCGCGTCTCGTCGGTATCGACAAAGGTGTAGGAGCCGACCTGCGTCGGCGACAGGCGCGGGAATATCCGCTTGGCGCGGATGGCGACCTGCGGCTCGAGCTCGGTAATGACCCAGCAGCGCAAGACTTCCGAGTAAGCGAGCTGGCCATAGGTTCGCGGGCCCGCTGCCTCCTCGCGCCAGGCGAGTGCTGCGGCAGCGGCCAGCAGATCGTCGTTCTGGACCGACATATTCACAGCCATGCCCTTCCAAGATTGGCAACCGCGGTCGGCTTGCCGCCGACCTCGTCCGGCAGGTTCATCGGCACGTTGGTGGCGAGCACGATCTCGGCGACCTGCGGATGGGCGCAGTAGCGCTCGACTTGCCGATAGATCGCCCGGCGCGATCCGCCGATCTTGACCTCGATGGCGCAGCATGGCGCGAGCGGCTGGAGCAGCGCGCCCTCGCCGACCATGAAGTCGACGATGTCGCTGTCATCGAGGCGGACTTCGCGGACGAACGGTACCTGCTCCAGCTCCAGCATCTCCGCGATCTTGGCTTGCAGGTCCTTCTCGTCGGACAGCGGCAGGCGGTAGCGGCCGAAGATGTCAACGATCATCGCACGGGTGGTCATACCTGCACCTCGACGGGTTCGCAGGCGGGTACCGTGTGGCCATCATCGATCCGCACACCATCGCGCCAGTATTCGTACCAATCACGCTCTAAAGGACCTTCCGCCTCATGGCGGCCGACCTTCACAACGGGGCAGTCGTAGCAGGCGCGCTCGCTCTTGCGCGCGAGCGGAAAGTCGGTCTTTTTGGCCCAACGATGACGTTTCACGCCCCGCCCCGTCGCTTCATGAACTCATCGAGTGGGGTTGGAGCGGCCTCGCCGCGAGCGCGACGAACTGCAACCATCACCCCTTCGGCAAGCTTTTCCGCCTTCTCGATCGTGAGATTGAGTTGGCAGCCGAGCCCGGCGATCTCGACGAGCGGCATGCCGATCTCTTCGGCCGTAAAGCCGTAGACATTGACAATCTGATGGCTGCTGCTGCCGACCGGAAGACGGAGGACAGGAACGTCCCTGCGCAGCGCCATCACAGCATCCCCAGCGCCTGCATGTAGGTCTCGAGGATCGTCTCGCTTTCCGCCCGCTCGTTCGGATCCTGCTTCCTCATCCGCACAATGGTGCGCAGCGCCTTGACGTCGTAGCCGTTGCCCTTGGCCTCGGAGTAGACGTCGCGGATGTCGTCGGACGTGGCTTTCTTTTCCTCCTCCAGCCGCTCGATGCGCTCGATGATCGATTTGAGCTGGTCCTTGGCGAACTTGGTCGACGGCGCTTCATCGGCAGATGCGGAATCGTTGCGCGCGAGCATGGCGCTTCTCCGGTTTTTACGATGTCAGGGGACGCATGACGCAACAGGACGAACGGACGTTCACTCGGCGGGCACGATGCGGTAGCCCGCCTCCTTCAGCGCGATCAGAACGGCGCGCACGGGAAGGGATTCTTCCGACAGCAGCCGACCGGACCAGCGGTAGGGCACGGTCGAGAGCGCGACCGCGATCACGAATTCCGGGTCGAGACGACGGCCCTGGTCGGGCACTGCCGGCATGAGGTCGATGCTGGTCGGGAGCGGGGTCAAAACTGCTTCCCGTTTGCGGCAAGCCGCGCTTCGGCCTTGTGATCGGCGCGCTGCTTGTTGTAGGCGCGTTTCTCGGCGACCGCGCCGTCGAGGTCATAGCCATATGCGCCGGCGTAGTCGAAGACCCGGATCAGGATGTCGGCAAGCTCCACCTCCGCCATCTTCCGATGCGGCAGGTGGGTATCCATCAGGTTCTTGCGCTCGCCTTCAAGGCACTCGGAGACCTCCGAGTGGATCAGTGCGAGCAACTCGCCCTTGTTGCGGTTGAGGCGCGCGCCCGTCGCCGGGTCGTGCCACCAATGCTGATTGTCGGCGTGGCAGTCGTGCGCGAGATCGTTAAGATTGCTCATGGATGACCTCAAAGGAAAATGCCGACTACCGCGCCGACGAATGCCGCGGCAATGAACAGCCTCTCCGGCTGGACCGAGTGAACGGCGGCAATGATCGGGCCGTGGCCGTAGCTTCGGTAGTCACGGTATCGCGCGAGCATCATCAACCTCCGTCACTTGCGCACCGCTGGGGGGGGGAATTGGCAGCATCGAACGCCGCCAGGTCGAACAACGCCGGCACGGCCATCTTCTCTTCGGCCTGCCGCAGGTACTTCACGCCATCGGCGAAATAGGTCGTCGACAGCTCGGTCGCGGCACCCCGCCGGCCCTTCATCAGAGCCCGGTAGGGCACGGTCATCAGCCCGCCGAAGGGATCGAACACGAGCTCGCCCTCGTTGGAGTAGCGCTCGATCAGGCGGTCGACGATGTCGAACTGCAGCGGGCACAGATGCATCTCCGCGCCCTTCCTCTGCTGCATCATGTTGAGCGTGCGCATCCGGTTGATGTCGCTCCACACCTCCGGATCGTGCGAGCCGGGCGCAATCGCCATGAAGGTTGCCGGCAGCGCGCCTTGCGCCTCCAGCCGCTCGCCGATGGCAACGTGCGCCTCATGGTCGTAGACGCGCTCTGTGCTGATCCTGGAGAAGTGCTTGGCGTGATCGGCCGCGTCCATCCCGGCGAATTCCTCCACAGTGAGCAGCCGATTGCCGGAGGAGCGCCAGAAGCCGTGCGCGTCGATCTGCCAGCGGGCACGCGTGTAATCGTCCTTGCTCTTCTCGACGGGGACATCGGCGTAGGAGCGGGTGCGGTCGCTCTGGGGCTTGCGGAACAGCAGCACGTATTCGGGCGAGCCGACGCCCATCTTGGTTGAATCCTTGGCGTTCTCGCTCCAGCCCAGCCGATAGGTCTGGTTGTTTTCCCGCACGACGTCGGTCACGACCGTGATCATGCCCATGTACTGGAAGCCGTGAGCGCGGTAGTGGCCGATCGCCTCCGCGTGGAAGGGCGAGATGGTCGGAACGCCCTCGCCCGTCACCGAGCCAAACAGCACGCGGTCCTTGACGTGAATGCAGGCCAGCCGGCCAGGCTGCAGCATGCGGAACAGTTCGCACGTCAGAAAGTCCATCTGCGCCCAGAAATGGGCGTTGTCGTCGGTATGGCCGAAGTCGCGGTAGGAGGCCGAATATTCGTAATGGTTGGAGAACGGGATCGAGGTCACGACCAGGTCGACGCTAGCCGTCGGCCAGGTACGGCATTCGAGCACGGCGTCGTTGTTGATCGCGCGGAAGTTCTCGCCGCGCTCCTCGTGCCGCGCGATCGTCATCGTGCGCAGCAGCTTGTCCCGCAGCGGCAGTGTGTTCAGCCCGTGCTCGGCAATGATCTCGCTCATGCGCTTGCGCATGGCGGTATCGAGCGCCCACTTCTCCTCCAGCACGGCGCGGCCCGCGCGCATGTCCTCGCTGTAGATGATATCGATCTCGACCGGGTGCTTCTGGCCGAAGCGCTGCAGCCGGTAGATCGATTGAATCCAGTCGTTGAACTTGTAGCCATCGCCGGGCATGCCGACGTAGATCGCCTTGTGGCAGTGGTACTGGAAGTTCGAGCCGGAGCCGGACAGGATCGGCTTGGTCGCGAAATACTTGGTCCGCCCCTCCTCGAAATCGTGCAGGTGACGCTCCCGCTCGTCGATGTCCATGCCGCTGCCGGTGATGGCGACGACGCCGGGAACGGCCACCTCGATCGCCTCGCGCTCGGCTTCGAGGTCGTGCCAGAGGATGCGATGGTCTTGCGGATCCTGCGCCAGCAGCTCGATCATCTTGGCGATGCGCGCAGGCAGGCTGTCGCGGCGTGACTTGGCGGCATCCTGCAGGGACGCCGCGCCCTTGCGGAACAGCACGGTCTGCCCGTCGCGCTCCGGTTCGGCCTTGGAATGATCGGCCGCGACCTCATGCCAGCGGATCGTCAGCGGCGGCAGCTCGTAACCCTCGTCGCTATAGCCAAGCTCGCTCGGCTTTTGCAGGAAGGCGGCCCAGGAGTGAATCCACATCCAGAACTCGTCTTCCTTGTGCGGATAGAGCGTGAGGTCGCCGGCTTTCTCGCTGTTGCGCTGGAAGAAGCGCGTCAGGGCGAGGCCCGTGTCCATCACGCCGAGGAAGCCGGAATAGTGGATTAGCTCCTTGTAGCGGTTCGGCGAGGGCGTGGCGGTCGCAACCAGCTTGAAGGCGACCTTGCCGAACAGCGGCAAGAACTCCTGGAACGTCTTGCTGCCGTAGGACCGCAGCACGCTCGCCTCGTCGAGCGAGCAGGCGGTAAACAGGTTCGGGTCGAGCTTGCCGTCGCGGATGCTCTCATAGTTGGTCAGGAAGTGCCTGATGCCCTCCCCATAGAGGGCAAGCCGCTCTTCGTCGGTTCGGATGAAACGGACCTCCATACCGAGCAACGAGGCTTCCTTGATGAAGCCATGACGCACACCCAGCGGCAGCACGCACAAGGTCGCCCCGCCCTGCCGGCGCTGGAGCTGCCGGCACCATTCGAGCTGCATCGCGGTCTTGTGCAGGCCGAAGGAGGCGAAGATTGCCGCGCAGCCGAGCCGCAGCGCCCAGACCACGAGGTCCTTGCAATGCGGCCTCAGATAATCGTGCAGGCTGTCACGCTCGACCTCGATGCCGCGAAGCGGCGCGGTCACGACCTTGCCGTGGAGGAAGTCGTCATAGGAGGAGAGCGGCGCGGACGGCGAGGTGTCATCCCATGCCATCGCAGCCGCAGCCTGGAGCAGTTCCGACCATTCGGCGCTGACGTCGGCGGGCGGCGGCTCGTCGTTTCCGCCTGCGCCAATTGGCGCAGCCTCGCGATGGCACTTCGCGGCGATGCCGGCGAGATACTCATCGTGCGGCTGAAGGGGCGAGCCCGCGTCACTCGCCGGGGACAAGGCGGACGCGGGCTCTGATCGCAGCGCGGGGGCATCGGGTGGGGGTGCGGCTGCGATGTTCGATTTCGTCTTGCGCTTCTTCGGCTTGCTACCCGCGATCCGCGAAGCATCGCCGGGCTTGATCGGCTCGCCTCGGCCGTCGACCGACGGGCCTTCCGGAAAGCGCCGCCAGTGCGCCTCCGTTGCCGCGTTCATGCGGACAAAATCGTTAGACCCGAACTTGATGACGTGGCCGCATTTGCAGGTCGCGACCGACACGACGCGGCCGTCGGCAACTTCAGTCGTCATCGAAAAGATGTGGTTGGCCGGGAACTTCCTACGCTGTTCGAAGGCGAAGACGAGATCGCGCACGATCGGATCGGAGATCGTCGCGCCGGCGTCGATCGCGGCGTAGGTTTTCTGGTCGAGATCTTGCTTCACCTCGCCTTCGAGGTTGCCGGGCGCATCGTCGGTCACCATGGGCGCGGGTTGCTGATCGGCGAGGTCATAAGGATTGAACGTCAAATCGAGAGCGGCCAACCGCTGCGCACCCTCGTCGGTCAACTGAAGGGTATCAAGGACGTCCTTGATCACAACCCTTTTGACGAGACCCTTTTGGATCAAGCGCTCGATAGCAGGTCCCGTAACTTTGACACCATTATTGATTGAGCCGAGCGCTCTGTATTCGGTCCGCAGGTCAAGTTCCGGAACAGGCTTCAGCGCCAGCGCCCATTCAATCACCCGCCCCGCATATCCCTCGGTCCAGTTGACTCCCTCGCCTTCCTTGGCCCGCATGTTCTTGCGCGCCTTGCGGACCATCGCCGCAACCGCCGCGCGCAGCGCTGCTTCACGTGAAACGAATTGCCTGCCGTCCACCCGGAATCCGGGCGGATGCGCCAGCCAGCTGCCGCCTTCGAGCGCGAGCACGCCGATGCGCGTCGAGGGCGAGCGGTAGCGCGGATTGTCGTGCTCGAAGAGCTCGCCCTGGTCGTCGCGGAAAGCGAGGCCGCCGATGCCGAGCGGGGGTTCGCCCTCGATGGTGCGCAGCACGCTCATTCGGCGGCCTCCATAAACTCAGGCGCAGGCGCTGCTTCATCGGGGCGATAGTTCGCCTTGACCAGGGCGGCGGCGATCGGCGGGCAGACGCTGTTGCCGCATTTGGAGACCTGGTCGGTCCCCGTGATCGGCAGGCCGTCGGGCAGCCGATCAATCACGTAGCTCTCGGGGAAGCCCTGAGCCCGGAACAGTTCGCGCGGCGTCAGCATGCGAAGGCCAATATCGACGATGACGAACGTCTGCCCAGCAATCTCGACCGTGACGAATTCGCGATCGTCCCAGAGGCCGTGTGCGCGCAGGAGATCGGCGACCTGCCGGGCACGAGCGTAATGCTCCGGCCCGAACGGCGGCGCTGCGAGCAGCGCGCTCGACAGACCGAACCGGTCCTTGACTGTCGCAGTGTGAAGCGGTTCGTTTAGCTGCGGATCCTGATCGGCGCCGTAATACTTCTGAAGGAATGCAGCTGAGACCTGCGTCTTGCCCTGCCCGTCGGCCATCACCGTCCGCGCAGGCTCGTCGGCGCCGTGGCCGATGCCGGTCCCGAACTGGCGCACAATGTGGGCGGCAGCCAGCGACTGCGTTGAGCCTTTGCCGACGACCGTCGAAACGCCCTCGCTCATCGCATGGCCAGGCTCTTGGTAGTTGTTCTGCGCCATAAAGGCTGCGATTACCTGGTTCTGGTCGCCGTCGGATGCGGTCACCGTATGCAACGGATCAGTCGCGGTGCGATTGTTGCCGCCCTGCTGGGCAGCCGAAATGAACACGGTTGCGAGTGAAGATCCGTTTCCGGTCGGGACGGCGGTCGCCATCGGCTCTTTGATCGAGCGCGTGCGCGGCTCCTGCCCGTCGCGTTCGCCATAGCGAGGCACCATGAACGGCGCGACAAGGACGCTGTCAGCCTTGGAGGTCAGCGTCTGCGAGGGATTGCCAAGGCCGCGCGGCTCGGTCTGAGCCATGCGGCCGCCAACACCTGCGAGGAATGGCCCAACGACGGCCTTCTCGCCCCGATGCGCGGCAGTCGCCGTCCGCAGCGGCTCTGACGCAGCCTCTACCCGATCGCCGCCCTGATGCGTCAGGTTGACGATGAACGGCTCGGCCGCGTCGATAACGTAGCGCCGCACGCCCTTGGCGAGCCGCGCCATCGAGGCATCGGCCAACGGCCGGATTGCGCGGCGACCATGTTTGGCGAGGATCTCCGCGGCGGTATCGAAAATCGACGGGCACGGCAGCGACCAATCGATGATCTCCGCCGCTGTCCGCCAGGGTTTCAGGCGCCCTTGTTTCACGGCATCCGACTTCGGATCGCCATGCGTCTGATCAGGCCAGACGATTGGCCGGCCATCGCGCCGCGCGATCAGGAACAGCCGCTTGCGGATGGTCGGCGCGGCGAAGTCGCAGGCGCGCAGCTCGCGCCATTCGACGGCGTAGCCGAGCCGCTCAAGCTCTGCGACCCAGCGCTTGAACGTGACGCCCTTCTGGACGGGGCAAGGCTTGTTGTCCGACCCGAGCGGCCCCCACGTCTGGAACTCTTCGACATTCTCCAGGATGATGACGCGCGGCTTGACGGTATTGGCCCAATGCACGACGACCCACGCGAGCCCGCGGATCTTCTTCTCGACCGGCTTGCCGCCTTTCGCCTTAGAGAAATGCTTGCAGTCTGGAGAGAACCAGCCGAGCCCGACGGGCCTGCCGGCGCAGGCCTCAACGGGATCAACCTCCCAAATGTCGGACTGCAGATGCAGCGTCTGCGGATGGTTAACCTCGTGCATCCCCAGCGCGACCGCTTCATGATTGATCGCGATGTCGGGCGAGCGGCCAAGCGCAAGCTCGATACCGGTCGAGGCCCCTCCGCCGCCTGCGAAGCTGTCGACGATGATCTCCCTCACGCGGCCACCTCAGCAGGGACAGCGGGGATAGCGGGCTTCACCTCAACCGGCGCCACATGCCATTCGACCGGATAGCGGCACGCAGGCATCACCTCAGGCCGCGCGACCCGCGCATAGACGTGCAGCTCGCCCGTCCCGATCGTGATGTAGAACGTTCCTTGGTCGAGGCCGGCGGCCTTCAGGTCGACGAACAGCAGCGAGGCCGCTGCATCGAGGCGGCTACGCTCGCTGTCGGCATCGCGCTTGAGCTTCGCCTCGCAGTTGGTGGCCGCCAGGCTTCCGAAGAACGTCACCCAGTAGAAGCCGTCGCGGCAGGGGCCAATGATGCCGGAATTGTCGATCGAGGGGTCGCAGGCGATCTCCCCATCATAGCCCACCACGATGTGCTCGCAGCCGTTGCGGCTCGTGCCAGAGAGCAGGAAGACCGGCTTGGAGCGCTGATTGACGGCGGCGACATGGTCGAGGATCGCCTGCAGCGGCGTTGTCCCCGGAAACAGCACGTTGAGCGTGACGATGCCGCGGGCGTTGAGCCAGGTTTCGGCGCGCGCGGCCTGCTCATCGCCCGACACGGCGCCGTCAGCGAAGTGAGGCACGTCGGCGGCGTCCATGTCGAGCGCGATCGCGATGGCCGTCCTGTGGCAGTCGCCGTAGGTGGTCGGCGGGCGATGGCGATGGAGTTGCTTTTGAGGTTTCATGCTGCGGTCCTATGCGTCAGGCTTCTCGCCCAGCGGCACGATTTCGGGGCCGTTGAGCAGCACGGTTGGACCCGGCTGAAACTTGGGCTGATACCCGAACGTCACAGGCGCCCGCAGTTCGGTGCGGTCGGGGTTGATGACCGGATAGGGCGCATTGGCGCCGCGCGGGCCGTAGAAGATGACCGGGATCTGGCAGTGCTTGCAGCGCCCCTGAATTTGGAGGCATGCCTGCCCGGGTTTATCCGTGAAACACGCGACGTTGATGTTGAAGTGGAAGTCGTGCTGGGCACAGGTCATGGCCTACTTCCCCCTCTTCCGCGCGCGGTCGAACTTCTCGCCCTCGGCGATGATCAGCGCGCAGGCCTTGACGAGATCGCGGCGGAAACCTGCGGGCTTCCACCACGACCAGGCCCAAGGCCAAGTCACAGGCGGAGATTTCTCTTCGGCCAACGGCTCACCGGCATGGAGGGCGTAAGTCGCGCCAGCCTGCGCAAGCTCTCCAGGATCATGCTGCAGGTCATCATGCTCGATGCTCCACCCCTCCTGCTCGATCTGCCGGAAGCGCTCCGCAACGACGGCCTGCACGAAGGCGGACAGCGGCCGGCGGATGTGCAGCGCCTCGAAGATGCGCCGCATCACGAACTGCCGCGCGATCGAGACGACCGTGAAGATCGCCGTGATCATCAGATTTTCGAGCAACGCCGGGTGGAATCCGAACAGCGGGAAGACGAAGATTTGCGTCAATAGCGCGACGGCAAAACCGATCGCGGTCGACAGGATCGTCTCCATGAACGACATGAGCCGGGACTGCTTCATCGAACCGGCCTCTCCGGATACGGCGAGATCTCGCGCGCATAGGCGTAGGTCTTGGCGCGCGTCCAGTTCTGCGAGCGATTGAGCTCGGCGCCAGGAGACCACCCCTCCCTCACGTCATCTCCGATGCGATGCATCGGAGGATTCCAGCCGCGGGCGCGGGCGATGTTGCGCCGCGCGCCGCGATAGGTGACGGCGGGCCGCGGCGACTTCGGCTTGCGCTTGTCCGCAGCCTTGATGCCGGCCTTGATCTTGGCGAGACGCTCGCCGGCGTCGCGATGTTCTTCGTTCATACGCCCTTCCCCTTGTTGAGCATGCTCGCAAGATCGAACGTCTCCACCTCAACGGAGCCGTCGTCCTTGCGCGCAAACGAGATGTCGAAATCCTGCAAGCCGTGTTCGGCGAGCGTCAGCTGCTGAAAGTAGAGCTGCGCGACCTTCTGCAAGAACACCTGCCCAGACACGGTGGGGCTTACGGGATGCCCCCCCATCGTGGTGGGGCGCATCGTCGCGGCGATGTGGGCTGCCACTTGTGCAATCGCAACCGCGAAGATGTCGGTGATGGGTTCTGCCGTCAGGCCCCGCCTGAAGGTCTTGAACCGATCGGCGCAGTAGGCCACGCACAGCGCCTGCATGTGCGTTCCGATTCTGTGGCCCTCGATGATGGACGGATCGACCGGAGCAGCGTCGACTTGCGCATCGACCGCAAGGCAGCGCATCACCTCCGCCATCGCGGCGTCGCGGACGGGCTTTGCGGTATCGTACAGATCGTTCGGCATGGTCACGGCCCCAGCACGGAGTTGATGGCGGCAAAGTCGCTCAGATCAGCGTCCGCAAAGAACACGACGCTCCCCTCAGGCGTGCGCACCTCGCGCCGCGTGTAGCGGGAACGCTTGACCTCGGACGAGATGCTGCCGAGCGTGGTCGGACGATGCGCCATCGCAACGGGCACACGCTCCTGCGCGATGTGCTCGACCTGGTCGGGATCGACCTTGACGACGCGGCCATTGGCGATGCCGCCGATGAGACGGACCCAGATCATGCGGCGGTCTCCTCGTCGTTGTGGCGATGATCTTTCTTTTCGACGGGGTGCTGCGTGAAGCGCACAGCGTCGTCCGACAGTGTCCATGACTTGCGGCAGGTCGGCGGAATCCAGCGCGGCGCACGCGGCGCCTCGCCCTTGATCCAGATCAGCCAGATGTAGGCGGTTGCCGTGCCGCCTTCAGGATCCCAGCGGCCTTTGCAGAGGTTGACGCGCTCGGCATAGAACACGATGCGCGTCGGCGGATTGTCCTTGAAGATGCGTTCGTACCGGCCGACGGTCTCCAGCCATTGCAGGCGAACGAACATGGCGACGCCGACGTGGGCGCGCTTGAGCGCCTGCAAGACGAACGCTTCGCCCTTCTCGTTAAACGGCGGGTTGGTGACGATGAAGTCGCGATCTTCCCCGTCCGCCTCGAGCTCCGACAGGAAGTCGAGGACACGATCGCCGTAACCGTAGTCAAAGATGTCGGTCGCAAGCACGTCCGGACAGTATTCGCGCAGAACCTCGGCCATATGGCCTTCGCCGCAGGCCGGCTCCCAGATCCGCAGGCGCTCGAATTGTCGGCCGCTGCCATCGCTGGCGTTATCGTACGTGTCGAAATACGGGATCAGGATCTCCTCGATCAGAGCCCGCGTCGCCCACGGCGGCGTCGGGAAGAAGTCGAGGCTGTCATCCGGCTCCTTGCGCGACGACATGATCGCGCGGGCGCCGTTCGGCAACGCCTTCTCCAACGCGGCCGGCTGCTCAGCTTCCGGCAGGCGCGCTATCTTCTCGGCAACGGAGACTGCGACCTTGTCCTGCTCGACCGCGGTCTGCAGCTCCGGGATACCCTGCTCGACGACTGTTGCCGCGCGCTGCACGCTGCGCCGGCCGACGCTCATCAGATCGGCAGCCTCGGTCTGCGAGACCGAGGCTGTAGGCTCAGGCTGCGGCTCCGGCTCCGACGCGCTCACCAGGTCCAGCAAGGGTGCGCCAATTGGCGCAGCCTGCGTGTGCTGGTTGGCGCCAAGCTTCAAAGTCGCGATGCGCGCGGCAACCATCGCGCGCTGGCTCTCAGTTAGATGCCTGCGCTTCAGGTTCTTCGAGATCACCCAGTTGAGCGCCTCGCGATCATCACCCGTGAACTGCTCGGTCCTGACCGGTAGCCCCTTGCGTGTCGCCGCCGTGTAGCGGTTGCGGCCGTCCAGGATCATGTCCCGATGCAGGATCACGTCCTCGAGCTGGCCGTTCTGGCGGATGTCCTCGCCAAGATCCTCCAGCTCCGGATCCGACAGCATCGGAAACAGGTTGGCGAGCGGATGGAATTTGATGGGATCGTGGCCGGGCTCGAGGATCACGACCGAGCCCTCCGCCGCTGCATGGCCTGCCACATACCTGCGAAGAACACGACGGCCAGCATGGGCCAGGCGAAGATCGCTCCCGCCGACACCAGGACGCACACCACGGCCGAATACCGGAACGCCTTGTCCATGGCGCCTGCCGAGAACAGCAGCATCCAGATCACGGTGCCAATCAGCACGTAGGCGAAGGCCCAGTTGACAAGGTCGACGCTCGTCATGCCGCGCGCCCTTCCTGCTCGCGGCGTTCTCCGCCGGCATAGATCGAGCGGATCAGCGCCCAACCCATATCGGTTGGCTTGAAGAACGGACCGCGCGGGCGCTCGCCGGGCAGATGCCGGTACCAGATCTCGATCAGATGCCGTCGCCACAGCGGCGTCATCGCCTCGCGCTGGTCGCGGGTCAGGGTGGCCTGACCGCCGTTACCGCAGGTCACAGCCAGTTGCTTCAGCGTCGCGATCTGGCGCTCGGACAGACGGGATTTGCCGGTCATGCGGCAGCCTCCGTCAGCACCAG